CTATTTCGGCTTGCCGGTCTCACCCTCGCTCGCGCGGACCTGTTCCTGCAGCGCGATGAAGTCGTTGCGGATCTGGCCGGCGACGTCATAGAGCCCGGTCGCGCCGACCAGGCACTGGCCGCCGCTGATTTTCGCCTTACCGGTTGCGGGATCCACCGTCCGCGGCATCGCCGGCAGTTCCGCCGGCGTCACCAGCAGCGCGCGGTCGATCGGAATTCGCGGCGTCGGCAGCGCGATCGAGGAGCTGCACGCCGTCAGCGTCGATGCAATCATTGCGATAAACAGGGCGGTCGATGACGGTGGGCACTTCACGATAGATCTCCCTCATTGTCCCTTGCCGCGCTTGCTCCCGCTCGACGGACGCCAGCCGCAGCTTCCCCATTTCGATCTCGGTATCGCGCCGCTTTGCGTCGGCTGCGGCCACCTGTTCGAGCATTTCTGCCCGCACCGCATCGCGACCGACGTCGCGGCCGAAGAAAAATGCCCCGATCGAAAGCGCCAGCGCCCCGATCGTGCCACCCCCGACAAGCCAAAGGCTCACTGCCATCTCATCACTCCTTTCGCGACCTGGTCGAGCAGCAGCACGATTCCGGAAAGCGCCATGGCAGCCGCCATCAGCGCCACCGGCAGGGCGAACGCGATCGCCCAATCGGGTGCTGCCCGCTTACGCATCGGATCGTGCGACCGCGATGCAGGTGAAGGCGGTGCCGGCGGCCGGCGCGCCGAACGGATTATAGCCGCTCAGCGCGGAGACGATCGCGTTGACGCCGGTGATCACCGCCGTGAGGATCCCCGAGACCACCCCGAGGTTTGGCAGCGACTGGCCCCGCCAGGCGCGCACGACGCAGCCGATATAGGCGCCGGCCGGCGTTGGCGTCATCGTCTCGCGCACCCAGCTTTCGACGCGGAAATTGGCGCCCTGCGCCGGCATGCTGCCGGTCGGCGGCGGCACTTCGGTGAAGACCGTGCCCGGCGGCGCCGAGAATGTGCGGGTGAACAGGATCTGCACCGTCCCGCCCGATCCGATGACATGCGACGCAGGGCTGCCCGTCGTGTTGCCCGTCGTCGACGTCAGCCGCGGATGCCGGTGATCGCCGCGGGCATATTCCGTTTCGCCACCAACGGCGCCGGCCACCGCCTCGCCCATCGGCACGAGCGTTGCCGCTTTTGGCACGGCCGAAGCATCGGCCTTGCCCGCCACCGTCCCCGCCAGCGCGTCCACCGCCGACTGACTGGCCTTGCTGTTCAGTGCGGTGGAAAGCCCGCCGACCGTGCTGGCGTTCGCCTTGTTCGCGAGCGCGGTGGCGGTCGCGGCCGCGTCGGCCTTGGTGGCGATCGCCGCCTCGATCGGCGCGAGATCCGCGGCCGGCGGCACGAAGCTCGGCCGCGACAAGGGCGCTGTCCGCGGCCGCGTCGGGGTTGCGGTCGGTCTCATGCCACACCCTTCACCTTTTCATAGGCGCGAACGCCGAACAGGCCGCCGGCGAACAGCAGCACCTGGACGAGATAGCCTTCGTCCAGCGGCCGCCCGATCGCCGGCCCGATCACCAGCGCGTAAAGCACCCCGGCAACCGTCACCCATTCGAGCGACGGCCGCGCGAGCCGCACATAGAGCTGGTACCAGCGCGCCAGGCGCACCGGATGATCGGGCATGCCGATCGCCGGTGCGGTCGATACCGCGACCGTCTCCACATTCTCGATGGCGACGGCCGCGCCGCTCACAGCTCCGTCGCCACGTCGAAGCTCGGGCAGGCCTTCGCCACTCCCGGCCAGTCGCGATGTCCGCGCACGATGATGTTGGGAAACCGCTCCCGGTAGGTCGCCACCAGCGTCCGGATCGCCCGCTTCTGGGCCGGGGTGCGGGTGTCCTTCGCCTTCTGGTTTTTGGCGTCCATACCGCCGACGTAGCAGATGCCGATATTGCCGGTGTTGGCGCCGCCGGTGTGAGCGCCACGCTGATCGTCGCGCAATGTACGGTAGAAGAGGCCGTCGAGCTCGACGACGAAATGATAGCTGACCTGGCCGAACTTCGCGATGTCCCACTGGCTGATTGTCTCGGCCTTTACGTCGCGCCCCTCCGGCGTCGCGGCGCAGTGGATCGTCAGATATTTGATCCCCTTGGGATCCATCTTCGCAGGCGTACCCATCACACGTTCCTTTCGTTGGGAGGCCAGAGCGGCGCGAGGCCGATCAGCATGCGTTCGTCATCCGTCAGCGGATCCTCATCGGCCGGGTCCGCCGGCGGTTCGTCTGCAGGTTCCTCGATCATTGTCGGCGCACCTTCCGCAGCTCGACCGGGCTGGGCGCCAGCCCGCGCGTGGTGACGCCGATCGCCTCGACACTTTCGATGCTCAGCGCCATTTCCGTTCCGCCGGTGATCGATGCGCAGGCGTTGCGCAGCCCATGGGCCGCCAGCCGCACCGCCCGGATCGCATCGATCGCTTCGGCGCTCATTTCCTCATTCCCTGTTCCAGGTGCTGAATGGTGACGGTGAGAGCCGATAGCGCCGCCGCCAGCGCCCGATCGCTTTCGGTGCGCTCGCGGTCGACCATCGCGCGCTTCTCGTCCGCCCGCGTCTCGCGCCACACCAGATAGCCGATGACCAGGCCGAGCGGCCCGAACTGGCCGGCAAGGGACCAGATCTCGGGGCTCACGCCGCCACCGAGAAGGCGCCGGAGTTGTCGTTCGTCGTCGGCCGCGCGACCCCGTCGAGCGTATGGCTCAGCACCGCCGATCGCAGCCGCGATCGCGCCGGGCTGTCATTCTGCAGGCGATAGTCGCCGCCGCCGGTACCGGATGAGAGGACGCCCGAGACCGGATCGATTTGCGTGCCGCGATAGTCGACGAAACGCACATCCAGCCGCACCCGGTCGGAGGTGCCGACCAGCGCGTTGATGCCGGGATGTTCGCGCGCCGCCTGAAAGCCCGTGGTGGATCCGTCGAGGAACTGCGTCACCTCCGCTTCGCAATCGACGCCATTGGCATATTCCCAGTTGCCGGTGCGCGCCGAGGCGTCCGGATATTGCGGTTCGTTGAGGAAGACGAAGCGGTCGGCCTTCGTCGAGATCTCCGAATGGATGTTGCCCTTGAACATCAGCAGCGTGGAGACGCGGTGCGTGGCGCCATCATCATAGACCAGGTTGCCGCGGCCGGCCGCCAGCCCGGCGCCGGTCAGTGTGTTGTGCGCGATCACCATGTGCGTGACGTTGCCGGTGGCATTGTCGCGGGTGATGCTCCACATCGCCGCGGTGTTGGCCGAGTTCTGATGTTCGAACAGGTTTTGCACGATCGCGAAGCCGGTGACATTGCGATCCTGCGCCACCACCAGCGTGAGGTTGGAGGCGTTGAGGAACTTGTTGCAGTAGACGAAGCCACCATCGACCGACGTCGTCGTGATCGCGGATGCCGGATTGGTGCAGCTGGTAAGCTCGCTGCCCAGCAGATAGCACTGCTCGACCGGCACGCCGGACACCACCAGCCCCCGCCAGATATTGTGCAGGCCGGTCTGCGTCGAGGCCAGCACGTTGCCGACCGCGTTGGTGATCACCATCCCATAGACGCTGTCGCGCGCCGAGCTCGACAGCCACGCCGTCGTGATCGAAGCATTGTCCATCTCCACATCGTCCCAGAGGACGCTGAGATTGATGCCGGTTTCGCCGGCGAACTGCGCGGCGCCGGTGCGCACCACCTGGCAATCGTTGAAGCGCACGCAGCCGGAGGTGACGCCCGTCGCCAGCCCCAGCGTGATGCGCGGCCGGAAGGTTGCCCCAGCCATCCGGATCGGCGCCGCCGCGCGGGAAACGGACGGATCCCGCGTGATCGTCACGCAACCGACATTCTGCGTCAGGTTGAAGGTCGCGCCGGTATCGCCCAGCGAGGCGCCGCCCGACATCACCCGCACGATGCCGCCGTCGATCCGGCCGGCGACCGCGTTCAGCCGCTTGAGCGCACCGGCAATGGTCGCGCATGGCGCGGCCGCCGCGGTCGCCGCCGTCGTCGAGACCGCTCCCGTCGTGTCGTTGCCCGACGCCTCGTTGACATAGACATAGTAAGGCGAGCCCGCGAGCGTCACATCCTTCAGGAAATAGCGGCTGTTCCAGATCCGGCCGCTGCCCGCGGTCGCGGTGTTGTAGGTCGCGCTGCCAATGAACGGCCGCGCAACGCAATCCACCTTGATCGAGCCCGTCGCCAGCGAGCTGATGTCGAAGGTGTGGCGATAGACGATTACCGGGCAGCGGTCGGTCGATCGGCCGCTGACCACCGTGCTGTTCACCCACTGTGTCAGCGTCGCGCCCACGCTGTCCGTCACCGTCACCAGCCCGCCGGCGATCATGCGGCCCTGCTGGGCGTTGCGGTGGAAGGCCACGAACTCCACCGTCAGGCTGTTGCCCACCACCTGGCGGCTGGGCATCACCCAGTTGCCGAACGGCGCCGGGCTGGCGCGCGTCGCGCTGTTCGCCAGCGGCACGTTGGCAGAAGGCGGCGCGCCGATGCTGTCCCAGATCCACCAGCCCTGCAGGGCGTTCAGCACTGCCGACGTCGCCGAGCTGTAGACGAAGCTTTCCAGCCAGACGCGCACATATTGCGTCGCCCCGTCGATCGAGACTTCCCAGTTGGTCAGATAGTCAGGAACCGGCAGGCGCGCCCATTTGGTGCAGCCCAGCGTGCGCACCGTCGTCGTCGCCGCACCGGTCGCGAGATTGGTCGCCGGCTCCGTCACCGTGACGCTCAGCTTGGAAGGATCCAGCGAGCCGCCGGCGCGCGCCGTCGAAATCACGATGTCGATATAGCCGTTGCCGATCTCGGCGGACTGGATCCAGCCGATGCCGCCGCTGCCCAGCAGATCGCCGTCGAGGTTCACCGTCGTGGCGCTGTCCACCACCACCCGCGCGACGCCGAACTGCGCCTCGATCCCGTTATAGCCGTTCATGCTGTTCACGATCGCGGTGCTGAACGGGATGATATAAACCTTGCCGATACCGGCCTGCTGCACTTCCGCGTTGAACCCCACCGTCGTCGGCTGGGCCAGATCGTCGGGCACATAGATGTTGGTGTCGATCGCGCTGGTCACGCGGATCCGCTTGCCCAGATCGGCATAGGTCATCGTGTAATCGCCGGCGACGTTCACGATGGGCAGGCGCTGCGCGGCGATCGCCTGCACGTTCTGCGCGAGCTCGCGGATCTCCACCAGCGTCTCGCGCACATAGGTCTCGGCGTTCAGCAGATCCTGATAGGACATGCTGACGAGGATGTTGCCGCTGCCGTCGAAGCCGATGACCTTGCCGGCGCGATCGGCGGCGAAGGGCAGCAGCAGGTTCGGTGCCTCGCCCTGGCGCGCGACGATCGCGCGGGCGAACAGATCCGTCACGCCTTCGCGCAGTTCCTGCGCAAGGAAGGTGAGGATGTCGAGCCCGCGTTCGTGCATCTCGGCGGGGAAGCCGTCGTTCGCGATATAGTCGAGCTTTTGCAGCGCCGTCGTCTCGCGCCAGCGGATGATCGTCTTTCCTTCGGGATAGGCGATCGCCGTCTCGATCGACGCGGTGCCGGCCCGCAGGTCGCCGTTCACCGTGTAATCGACATCCAGCACCAGCAGGGTTTCGACGCCGCTCGCGACATCGAGGACGGAAACCTTCACGTCCGCGGCATCGGCGCACTGGAAAGGCACGTCGTAATTGCGCGTCGCCCCGTTGCCGGTGCTGCGCGCTTCAACCGTTTCTGTGGAGACCGTCATTCACCGCCCCTTGGATCCGGCATCGGCTCATTGTGGAGCCTCCGCCTGTTCCGGGAGCCGGGAGGGGGCGTTCTCCCCCGGTCTCCACCAATACCCTTGACCCTGCTCGGCAGCGACGTCCTCCATCCGCTGCCAACTCTCGTAATAATCGGGATCGATTTCCTGTGCCAGCACGTCCAGCACCATGCGCTCATAGGCGGCGCGCAAATACCAGATCGAGCCCCCGGGCGTGTAATTCTTGAGCAGCTTCACCGTGTCGCGGCCGGCGTTGATTTTCTCCGGCTCGCCGCGAGCCGCCTTCATCGCATTGCCGATCGTCACCTTGGCCGCGTCGCTGGCGGCGCTCACCACCGGCCCGGCCAGCGTCTCCGCCAGCCCGCCGCCGAAGCGATTTTCGGTGGCGGTGAAGAAGTCGCCGAAGATGCCGAAGCCGCCACCCTGCAGCAGCGCGGCGCCCCAGAATTCTTCGCTGCCCATGTCGCGCGGATCGCGGCCCTTGGCCAATTCCTTCATTTGCAGCGCCAGCCCGCCGAGCAGCCCCGTGGTGACGGTGAGGCCGGCGAAATAGGCGAGGCGACCGCTCATGTTCGGCCGCTGCATCATCCGCGCGCCATGCGTCAGCAGCATCGATACGCCGAACGACTTGAACAGCGCCGCATTGCGGATGATTTCGCCGCCCAGCGTGCCCGGCTGCTGGCCGAAGCTCAGCGTGGCGCGCGCCCGCGCTGTCGCGGTCGGCACGGCATAATCGGTTTCGGTCAGCACCATGCGCAGCAGCGTGTCGCCCAGCACTTCGTCGCCGATGTCTTCCGGCCGCAGGAACTGCGCCTTGCCGAGGCTGCCATCCGCTTCATAGAGCGGCGTCGCCCGCATGACGTCCCAATCGTCGGCCTCGATGCCATAGCGCTGCATCATGCCACGCAACGACGGATCTAGATCGTCGAACTGCTTGCCCACCTGGTCGCCGAGATGCCCCAGCACCTCCATGCCGAAAGCCCAGCGGCCGGCCTGCGTCCAGGCGGAAAGGCCGGAGACGCGCAGCACCGCATCGCTCATGCGCTTCGCGATCTCCGGAGAGGCGCTTTCGTCGATGTAGCGATGCAGCGCCGACGCCATCTTGCTCGCTTCCTCCGCGATCAGACCGAGCCGAACCGCGGTGCGCCGATCGGCGCCGGCAGCGGGGTTGAGCAGCTTCAGATAGCCGGTCATCGCGCCCACCACCGGCAGTCCGTTGAACCGCCGCGTCACCGCCTGGAAGCCGACATCCGTCGTCGCGCTGATCGCCGCGCTGCCGAGCTTCGCCGCGGTCAGGAAAGATCGCACCCCGCCGAACGCGCGCGCGACGCGACCGTTCACCGGCGTGCCGAGCTTGCCGGTGACGACATCATAGAGATCGTCGAACTGTTTCGCGACGGCACGCGCGCGATCCAGCCGTTTCTGGCTGGGGTTGGGATCCAGCGCCGCCAGTTTCTGCAGCCGATCCTGCAGCCAGCGCTTCGTCGCCGCCGGGTTTGGCCCGAGCACTTCCAGTAAGGCGATATCGCGCGACATGCCCTGCATATGCCCCAGCATCGCATCCCACGCGGTGCCGGTGCCGAAGCGATCCTGATAGGTCAGCCAGTCGTCGGCATTGCGGAACAGCAGGAAACGACTGTCCGATCGCCGGTTCGCCAGCTTGCCCGCGAAGCCGGCGCCTTCGGTGCGCCGGTTCCAGCCATCGGTGCGGATGCTTTCCCACACCTCGCGCAATGCCAGTTCGAGCCCTTCCGGGGTGAACGGCGCCCCCGTCGCTTCGTCGACCATCCGGCCGGCGTCGAGCAGCGGCGCGGTGAAATCCCGCCACGCCTCATAGCCGGCGGCGCGCACCCGCACATTATCATGCGCCTGCGGCAGCCCCCAATCCGCCCGATGGCCGATCGCGCCGCCGGCGGCGTTGAAGCGCGATCGCAGCATGTCGGCCGTCTTGCCGAAGGCCTCCGCAACCTCGCGCGCGGCCGCGTTGCCGGTATCCTCGCCGAACCGCTCCCGCACCACGTCACGCAGCCCGGTGCGATCGCGCACGCGGCCCAGCAGGTCGCGACTATGCCGAAACAGCGCTTCCGTCATCACCGCGTGCGCGCGGCCGAGGATCGCCCGCCGCTGCGCTTCCACATTGATGAAGGGCGCGCGGCCGTCGCTGTCCAGCACCGCCAGCGCGCCGGTGAAGGGATCCCCGTCGAAGCTGGCGAGATCGCCCGCGATGCGCCCCTGCGCCTGCACCTGCAGCAGTGCCTGCCGCTTTTTCAGCAGCGCTTCGAACTGCAACTGGCGCAGCGTTTCCTCGCTCGCTTTGGCCGCCGCATCCGTGGTGTAGCCGCGCTTCAGATAGTCGGCGTTCAGCGCGTCGAAGCGCGCCTGCATCTTTTCGGCCTGCGCGGCGGTGATCTCGCCGCGATCGACCATCCCAACGATGCAATCAGCCAGCGACATTGCCACCCCCCTTCGGCTTCGGCGGGATCATGCAGGTGCGCGCCTTTTCCACCGCGTCCAGATCGCGATCAGTTTCGTCGAGGATCTCGGCGATCGAACGTTCCTCACCCTCGATATCGACGCGATACTGCTCTGCCTCGCCGCGCTCGATCGCCATCCGGATATCGTGTTCCAGACTGTCGCTCTGCTGCTTTGCCGCGGGGCCGCCGACGGGATCGTCCCAATCCTTCGAAACCGCCTGCGCTTCCAGATCGGCCAACGCCACCACTTGCTCGACCGCATCGGGCGCCACCGGCGCCTGTGCGACGTCGGACACCGGCGCCGCCGCGGCCTCCGGGTTTTCCGCCGCCCAGCGCTGCCGCATCGCCTCGAAGCGCGCGGGCGTGATCACCTGTTCATAGCCACGCGCCCGCAGGGCCTTGCTGATCTGCGGCGCCACGATCCATTTGCCGGTGCCAAGCAGGCTGCTCACCGCATCCGCAAGCGCGGCCGGAACCGAGGCGGCATTTACACCCGCATCATCGTCCGCAATCTGGCGCACACCCTCAGGGTCGAACTCTCGGCCCGGCCCGCGCGGGGTACGTTCCAGCTGCTCGTAGATCCCCCGCTGGATGCGGATATCACCGAACCGGGCATCTTGAGCGCCCTTGCCCTTCTTCCCGCCATAGTCGGAAATCGCGGCGAACAGATCGTCATACTTGCCGGCATCATTTGCCCGGCGCGCCAGTTCCCGCCGCGCCGCCGCGATGTTACCCACGCGCGTGTCAGGTCTACCAGGCGACGAAATCAGATATTCGGTGTCTTTAGAGGTGGCCGGCCGAGTACGATCGAATTCCGCCAGCCGCTCAACGATGACGTCGGCAGGGCTTTTCTGGCCCGCCGCAACATCACCATCGTCGTTCGCGGCAAGGATGTCGGTGCGATCAGCAGGATCCAGCGCCTCCCGATGAGCCGGCGCGATCGGCGCGTCGGGCGTGCCATCATCGATGATCGCCAACGGTTCGGCCTGTGCGGCCTCCCGCTCGATCCGCGCATTTTCCTCTAGGCTCCGCGCATATTGCGCGGCCGCGTGCGCCTCCGCATCGGGGAACAGGTCCGGGCGCAGCTCGGCGCCACGCGGCGCCGGCGTCTGCCCCATCTTGTTATGCGTCCACGCGATGACATCCTCAGCGGACATCCCGCGCAGGAACGGGTTGGCATCGACCACCCCCTTGCCCAGCACGGCTTCGGCGCTGGCACCCGGCGCGGCGCGGAACACCTTGCGCGCGCCCTCCGGCCCAAGGAAGTGCATCAGGTAGAGATTGCCCGCCGTCGCCGGCTGCCCCATCGCGCGCAGGCTGGCGGTATTGTCCGCCAGCAGATCGTCCATCAGCCGTTCCTGCAGGCCGCCGTCGAAGCGTTTCGCCCAGATCGCGTCGTCGCTCAGCCCCCCGGCGCCGAAGCGCCGCTTGTAGTAGGAGAGGAAGGTGCCGCGGACGAACTGATAGCGGCCCGAAGCGCTCGACGGCCGCTTGCCGGTTCGCGGATCGACACGCGGCACCGCCGCATCGTTCCCGCCGCTTTCGGCCTGCCGGATCTTCGCCTTCACCGCCGCCGCCCCGGCGCCGGCGTCGGGTGAGGCGACCGACGTCATCAGCGCCGATCGCGTCGAGGGCGGCGGCCGATCGGCAAGGATCGCATCGAACACGCCGCGCAGCCCGCCGTCGTTCGCCGCCTCGCCGGTCATCGTCGGCCGGAACGGGCTGGCCTCCGCGATATCCGCATCGCGCTCCACCGCCGCCAGCGCCGCCTTTTCGGTCGGCGTGCGGCTGTCATCAGGCACCGCCGCCTTGAACTGTTCCGCGGCCACCCGCGGCTCGATCGTGCCGGCGTCCAGCCACCGGCGCTGCACCGCCTCCGGCAGACTGTCGAACAGCTTTTGCGCGGCCGCATCCTGAAACCGGCCAACCCGCTCGCTCCGCCCGATCGCGCCGCCCAGCTCGCCGGCGCCCTGGACGCCACCGCCGACGACGGCACCGAGCACGCCCGCCATGGCGAGATCCGTCGCGGTGTCGCCGATGCCGCGCTCGATGCCGAACACCTCGCGCGCGTCGCGGCGCACATTGCCCTCCATCACCGCGGCGAAGCCCATGTTGATCGCGGCGCCTTCGGCCGCCCCCTTCAACACGCGCACGCCCAGCGAAGCGCCCTGTTTCGCGGCGCCGCCGATCGGCAGATAGCTGCTGGGATCCATCAGCCCGGCGCCGCCGGCGCCGGCGACCAGGCTGCCCCAATAGGTCAGCCCCGTTGTGCCTTCGAGATCCCGGTTGGCCGCCTCGAAATCCTCCCGCCGCCGCCGTTGGGCATAGGCCTGCAGGGAGGCACGATCATGGATCTCGTCGAACTTGCGATCGAACGGCCGCCCCGCCTGCCGCTCGCGCTGGACGAAGGCAAGCAGCCCCTCGATCCGCGCGGCCTCGATATCGGGCAAGCCCTCCATCGCTGTCTTCGCCGAATAGCTTGTCTGCCCGGGGCGCCCCTGCGGCAGCGTGCGCGCCTCCGATGGCAGGATGTCGCGATAGCCGCGCTTCGTCGCTTCCGCCGTCAGCGGATCGATGATGTCCCGCTCATAGCGGTATTCGTTCCAGCCCCAGTCAGGCCCTGCACGCGCGGATCGAAACTGAGCACCGATCGCGTCGCCCCACGACAACGGCGGCGGGGCGTCGAGCACAGGCACGCCGATCGCCGCGCTCGCGCCGAGCTCCGATTGCCGCTGCAGTCGGCCGCTCATTGTGCCAGCCCGCGCGCGAGGCGCTTGACGTCGAGCACATACAGTCCGCCGGCGCCTGAGAGGAAATTGCCGGAGGCATCGCGGAACGCGTAGAAACCCTCATTGTCCAGCGCCACCGGCACCAGCCGCTTGAGCTCGGCCGCCGTCACCATCCGATCGCGGAACATCGGGCCGCGGCCGTTGCTGCCGTACTGCGCCAGCGCCTTGTCGTCGGCGCGCGCGATCGTCACCTCAAGATTGCCACGCGTCATGCCCGTCGGCAGCAGCACCTTTTCACCCCGCCGCCAGTCGACGATGCCGCCGGTATTGCCTGCGGCGCCGGCGGCATCCCGCACCGCCTGCCGCCACAGGTCGCGATCGAACACCTCAGCGCCGGCAGCGGTGGCGCGGCTCGCATAGATGCCCTTCGCCACGCTCCACAGACTGCCCTGATCGGGGCCGGCGAGGCGAGACAGCGCGGATCCGGTCTCGATCTGGAATTCGCGCCGCGCGGCGCCTTCGTCGATCAGCTTCGGATTGGCTTTCAGCCGCTCATAGCCATCGAGCGCCTGTTGCACATGCGCGCGGCCGACGCTGCGATCGCGCATCGCCGCCAGCGTCGACATCCAGACATAGTCCGCCCGACCAGGCGCAATCTGGCGCAATGCCGCTTCGGCCAGGTCCGGTTCGTCATGACGCCGCGACGCATCGGCGAACACCGAGATCAACGCCGCGCGATCGGCCGGCCTGCCCGCGTCCAGCTGCTGTTTGATCGTCGCCGCCTCATCGGGCGTCAGCAGCTGCAGGCGACCGCCATAGCGCGCCCGCGCATCGCGCGCCGTCGCCAGTCGCGCGCCGACGCTCATCGCGTCGTTCAGATCCAGCGGCACCAGCACCTTGCCACTTGCCCGCGCGGCCCGCGAAAGCGCATCGGTTTTCACCTCCTGCCGCGCTTGGGAAAGCAGCGTGTCGAGCGCCGTCACCCGCGCCACCTGCCGGGGATCCTTCTCCCAGCCCTTGGTGCCGGTGATCGTGTTGCGCTGCTGCGCGATCTCATTCGGCGTGGCGGCGCCGTAAAGCGCGTTCACCTCGCTCTTGTCAGCCGCCCGATCGAGATCATAGGCGAGGCCTTCCTCACCCCGCGCGCGCGCCGCCGCGGCGCGACCGCGCAGCTCACCGACATCAGCCGCCACGCCGTCATTCACCTGCTCGACGACGAGGCGATCCGCTTCGTTCGCCTCACCCGTCGCCTGCGAGACCGCCGCCCGCTGCTGCGCCTCGATCTGGGCAATCTTTGCCTGCGCCTGCGCCGACATTGCCGCGAGCTGCTGGCCATTGAACACGCTGTTGAACGTGCCCTTTTGGATGGCTTCAAGGGCGCCAGTCGGGTTCACCTGCAGCACGCCCTGCCACGCACTCAACGTCAGCTTCTCGCGCGCATCGCGCCGCAGCTCGTTTTTCGCATCGTCGGGCAGCGGCATCGCCGCGATCTGCTTTTCCGTTACGCCCAGCGCCAGCTGCAGCGATGCGTCGCTCGGATCCGTGAACAGGTTAGCGCCGAGCTGGCCGGTCAGCGCTTCGAAGTTGGTCGCCTCCGCCTTCGCCCGCTGGCCGATCGCGAACGCCTGTTCGCCCGATGTCACCCGCGCGCGGAGCTGGGCAACGTCAGGCTGGAATTGCTGGCGGATCTCCGGATCGGTGATGCCGTCGAGAAAGGCCAGCGTCTGTTCGTCGAGCAGCTTGCCAACCGCGGCTTCATGCCCGACAGCGCCGGCCGGCGCCGAGGCACGCATTTCCGCCACCGATCCCTGCAGCGTGCCCTGCATCGTGGCGAAGCGCACCGCGACATCGGAGCGCTCGGCCCGTTGCTGGTTTTCCTTCTCGATCAGCGCCGCCTGGTGATCGAGCTGCGCCACCCGCTCATCCGCCGCCGCGCGGATCTCCGCCGAACGGCTCAGCCCTTCGCCCAGCGCCTGCAGGCCCTCGCCGATGCCGGGCGTCACCGGCTGGCCGGGGATCAGCATCGCGCGGGGACGTTCCGGCGCGCGGAAGAGGGGCGGCACCGCCATTACCAGTTCACCCAATCGTCAGTCTGCGTCGGGAAGTAGCGACTGGGCGCGCGCGTCGCCGGCCGCTGCCCCGTCAGGCTCGCGGTCGACGGCAGCGGCATCGATTGCCCCGGCAGCGCCGGCAGCTGCGCCGCGCGCACATTGCCGGCCGCGGCGCTCACATCGGCCGAGGCGCTGGCGCTCGACATGCCCGTCAGCGCCTGCGCGCCGGCGCTCAGGATGCCCGTAAACAGCGCATCGCCCGCCGCTTTCTTTTTCGCGCGCGCCTGTTCGCGCAGCGCCAGCGCCTGCCGCGCGGCGCCGTAGCGGGCGTTCAGCACCGCGGTTTCCCGCTCGATCGCATTCTGTTCGAGCAGCGCCAGCGCGGATCCGGTGCCGACGCGCAGGCCGTTCGCACCCATCGCCGCGATCGCGTCGCCGCTCACCGCGCGTTCCTCGCGCCGGATGTCGCTTTCCTGCTGCGCGCCTTCCAGCTCGCTCAGCCGGGCATTCTCTCGATCGGTCGCCGCCTGCTGCCGCAGCCCCTGATATTGGCTCACAGCACCATAGAGCGTGCCGATCACCTGCAGCCCCATTCCGATCGGACCCGCCGCAGCGCCCATCAGCCCTTCACCCTGGCATAGACGAGCACATCCTCGCCCCCCGCGCCGTACGCGCGCAGCCGCGCTTCCAGCCCCATCCCCAGCAACTGCGCCCAGCGACACCCGGCGAGGAAATCCGCCATCACCGGCGTGTCGATCCTGCGGTAGCTGGACGCATCGAGCACCCGCCGCGTCGCGCGCGTGAATGCCACGAAGTCATGGCCCTTGTCGGCCGCCAGCCGCGCCCACGCGGTGGCATGCCCCGCATGCACCTCGATCAGCCCCGCGCACGCGATCACCCGCCCGCCGGCGTCGCGCGCCGTGAACGCCGGACCGGCCGCTTCCAGCCGCGGCCCGGCGCCCACCGCCCCCAGCGCCACGATCTCGCGCCGCTGCGCATCCTGCAGCACCAGCGCATCGAGATCGGCCGCGACGAAGGGGGTAATTCCGATCACTTGACGTGCGTGCCCTCAACGCCACGCCGCATGCGCTCTATCGTCCGCTGCTGCAGCCAGTGCATGGCTTCCTCAACGTGCACCAGCGCGTGCTCGTTAGCGCGACACGCGAAAGGACCGGCTTGAAAAGCACGAAGCCGATCCGCCACGATCGCTAGCAGAACTTCCTGCGTCAGGCCGTTAACCCCGACTTCCCCAATCGGGCCATTCTGAAACAAGATCCCGGAAGCGTCCGTTGGGCCGAGGGTGGCTGCGAAAGGATCCGACGGGTTCGTGCTGCTGTTAAAGCCGGTGACGCGGTAATAGTGATTAGCACCGCCGGCACCTGGCTCATCCAACACTTCAACCCGTAGAACATCGTTCGCTGGATTGACCTTGTGATCTTCAATCGTACGCATTGAACTTTCCTCCTTTGCGCGTCATCGCGGCCCCACCACGACATCGGGATAGATCGCCAGCAGGGTCGCCGGCAGCGGCTGGAAGCGCTCGATCAGGATTTCGCCGCCGCGTTCGAAGACGCCGCCGGTTTCCAGCACCTTGTCGCCGGTAAACAGCGGCACCGCCTGGTTCATCGGATCGTCGGGCAGGCGGAAAGTGATCGTCTGCGCTTCCATCGCCTGCACGCCGATCCGCAGCCCCAGCGTTTCCAGCAGCCGCAGCGTCACCCGCGGGATCCGCTTGATTTTCGCCTGCGCGGTGCCGTCGTCGCCGCCGGCCTCGATCGTCAGCGTCCGGATCCGGCTGGGATAGGGGAAGCCGGCAACGATCTTACTGCCCGCATAGAGCAGCGTCCCGTTGCCGTCATTGTCCAGCTGTACGTCGGGATGCGCCTTGCCGTCGATCAGCACGCTCACCTTGGCACCGGGCAGGTGCGGCATGCTGATCGTGCTGATCGGCGCGCCGTCGCGGCTCAACCCGGCATCGACCAGAAACGCGTCTTTCTGATCGTCACCGGTTTCCCACATCTTCTCGGCGCGCAGCACGAAATATTCGCCGCCCTTGCGCACCGAAACCCACAGCTGGTCGCGCTGCCCCGATGGGTCGGTGATCGCGCACACCGATACAGCCTTCATCCCGCCGCCCAGTTCGCGGCGCGCCCAGCCCATCACCTTTTGGCTGGGCGAATAGGTCAGGCTGGCGAGCTCGCCGTTGCGCAGCACCGCCCAGATCAGCTTTTCCGGTTCCTGCTGCCATGCGAGCTCGACGAAGCCCTTGGCGCCAAGATGCTCCGCCAGCCGCGTCAGGTCGGGCGCCTCATAGCGATCGGTCTCGATCGCATAGCCCATTTCCAGCACCTTGCGCCCCGCGCGCTGGACGAACAGCACGCGCCCATCCGCCAGCACCGGCTTCGACGTCGCGCTGCCATAGGTCGATTGGGTGACGGCCGCGATGTTCGTCGGCCCCACAGCACCAGTCGCGCCCGCCGGCCCGATCGCGATCTCGGCGCGCGCGGTGCCCACCAGCAGCTGCCGATCGGCCGCCATCCACCGCACGCTGTTCGGGTTCGGCAGCGTCACGGTGAACGCCATATCGGCGGTCACCTCGCCGAAATCGTTGCGCGCCGAGAAGTCGTTATAGTCGCCGACGACCGAGCCGTAGATCGTCGCGCCCTTGGCGAGGATCAGACGTTCGTTCCAGATCGTTACCGCCTCCGGCCAGCCGCGCGCGTTGCTGAACGCGCCGAACGTCCACCGCCAGGATGGATCGGTGATCAGGCTGTCCGCCAGCCGGCGCTTAACCGTCGCGGTTACCGTCGTGTCGTTGGTGTAGCCGGTGATCTCGACCAGGCCGAACCGGTCATAGAGATATTCCCAAAGGATGCCGTACGGCCCCTTGTCGTTGATGTCGGTGCCGACCGCGCTGCCATCCCATTCGCTGCCGCTGACATGCGTCGGGGGCACGGTGCCGGTGCGATTGTCGGACGAGAGTTGCGCCGCGCGATACACGCGCCCCTCCCATGTCCGCCGTGCGCTCAGCGTGATCCCGTCGACCCCCGGTTCCCATGCCGGCGTGTCGTTGAAATCGGCCGCCTCGATCTGGAAGAGGCCGCCGACATCGCCGGGCTGAAACAGCACGTCGTTCGCCGTGATCGTGATCGTGCCCGTCGTGCCGCTGACGCTCACCATCAGCGTCTCGTCGATATTGGGATCCGCCAGCGGGCCGCCGCGCAGCGCCATTTGCTCAAGCACGAAATTCAGCGCGCCGATCCGGTTCAGCTGCCGCGGCGGCGTCGCGCCATAGACCAGATACAGCACATCGGCCGACTGGTGGAAATCCAGCGCCCGCACCTGGTCCATCCCCCACGGCGTCGCCACTTCGAGGGGCGATCCCGGCACCGTCTCGATCCGCACGTCGTTCGTGTAGAAGCGGAAGATGTTATCGGTCGCTTCGATCACATAGGATTGGGTGACGTTGTATTCGAACGGGATCAGGCGCGCCGGCCCTCGCGCATGCTCCACGTAGCGCAGCCCCGGCGCCGCCACCGCCGGCCCCTGCAGCACCGGCACGAAGCCGAGCATTTCCTTCACGCCGAGGCCATAGATGGCCTGGTCGTTGCGCCCCCACAGCCGCGGCGAAAGCTCGCCGCCGTTGAAGCTGGTCTGCACGGGGGAGGCGCGGCCCATCAGTCGTAATTCTCGCGCGCGTCGAGCCAGTCGGAGCGGAAATCGATCCGTCCCTTGCGGTCGCCGCTCGCCAGCCCATCCTGCCGCTTCGCGCGCCGCAGCGCCTCGTCATACCCCACGGACATCCGGGCGGCGATGCTGTCCAGCGCGGTCACCGGAATGGCCAGCTCCATCGCCAGCCGATAGCCGAGGCAGTCGACGAACCCCGCTGACCATTTCGAGACATCCTCGATCCGGCGGATCCCGCGCAGCCGCAGCGGCGCTTCCGCATCGCTCAGGATGAACCGGCCTTCCTGTTCGCCGATGAAGAAGTCGCAGCTCGCCCGCTTGGGCGGCAGCCAGCGCAGCCAGTCGCCGGGGATCTCGAACGCGCGCTTATAGCCGAACGCCGGCGCATCGGCGCTCGCCGCCACCTCCGCCCGCGCGATCGCGAAATTCCAGGGATGGTCCACCAGCACGCCATCGCGCGCTTCATCCCAAACGGCCTTCGCGGCCGTGGCGGCCGCGCTCTGTTCGTCGATGCTGATGATGCGCTGCGCGCTGCCGATCAGGGCGAGAGCCCTGTTGACGATCCGGGTCTGTGACGGCGGCTGCGGCATGTTTCACGTGGGACCTGGTCGAAAGGGGTTGTGCCGCCGCCTTCCCGGCAACGCCCGCTGAGGTCGGGCGGCGGCACGCCGGTCGGCGAGGAATTACCGACCGGAAAAGTAGAGATCGATGGTCAGGATGCCGGAGCTGGGCAGCGTCGCCGCACCCACCGTCATAATCACCGTCTCATCCGCTTCGAGCGGAGCATCGTCGACCGCGGAGGCGAGGCCGAACAGCGCCGGCGCCGCCCCGGTGAAGGTTGCGGCCGCCATATACTTGCCGGCGGTGCCGGCGATGCCGACCGCGATCGTCGAGCTGCCCATCGTCGCCGAAGCATTGATGATGCCGAAGGCGAAGGCGCAGCCGCCGGGGATCTTGCCCAGCACGTTCGTGTCACCGCTCGCCCGCGCCACTGTCGCCTGCGAGAGGTCGAGGGTCGCGCGGATGCGCCGCATGCGCGACTGATACACACGGCCATCGGCCTTCTTGGCCGGAATGACCGTGCCGTCGAGGACACCAACGGTCTCGGCGGAATAACCTTGTGCCATTTCATGTCACCTCACTTGCTGGATGACCGGCGGACCGTTGGCGATCCGCCAGCGATCAGGGTTACGCCGCTTCGAGGCAGAGCATCTGGAAGCACTTGTCTTCCAGAATGCGGGTGGCCGCACCGCAGGTATAACCCGCGATTTGCGTCGAGTGGTTCTTGTCGGCGCGCTCGTCGATCTTGCCCTTGAAATCGAGCCAGGTGCCGAAGTGCATGCCGCCGGGCATGAAGAACGGCACGCGCCGATAGCCGGTGCCGTCCACCGTCAGCGACGCCGCGAGCGGATAAGCCTTGGTGTTGCCGATCTCGGCCATCACGAAGCGGAAGCCGAGGAACGTCACCACCTTGCCGCTCTGCAGCGCCTGCACGTCGAGCGGGTTGAAGTCGCGCGACTGGATCTGGCTGATCTTCAGCAGATCTTCCAGCTGGGCGCCGGTGATGATCGCGATCGGCATCTCGCCCTCGCTCTCGGCGAACGCCTGCACGAAGTTGCGGCGCATGCGGATCAGCTTGTTCAGCGTGATGCCGCCGGGGGTGCCGGTCTGCCCATAGTCCACCGCCATGATGTTGGCGGACTTGAAGGGCACCGCGGTCGCGCCTTCCTCGCCGGTATAGGCCGTGCCGTAGAAGCCCTGCAGCCAGCGATCGTCCTGCGCGCGGCGGATCGCCTTCGCGGTCTGCGTCGCGATCGGCGACTTCAGGCCAACTTCGGTCGCCATCTCGTCGTCGGGATCGATCAGCGGCGCCACGGATTGCCGCTTCGGCTTCACCAGCCAGCGCCGGTTGACGTCGGTGTCGGTGTTCTGCGTGTCGCCGTTGCGGGTGTCGATCTCGCGCGCGACCAGTTCATCGAAGCGATCTTCGATCTGGACCTTCTTGCCCGTGTAGCTGCCTTGCGTCGCCAGCGGCTTCAACTTGCCCGGCATTTCGTTGAGCGCGAAGGTAACTGCCTTGCGATACTCAACGGTACGTGTGACTTCGGCCCAATTCTCGGCCATTACAGCCTCCTGAAAGAAACCCGGTTGATGGTGAGTTTCGATCGGGATGGCCGCCGAACGGCGGGGCCGGTCTGGCGGTTTAACGTCCGCCTACGACGCCGCGGCTTTCGCGGGAGCACCGGGGCCGCGCCCTTGCGGGAACGGGATGGCCGGAAAGTCGGAGGGATTGGACGCGGCTTCCCCCGGTGCCGATGGGGCCGGAAAATGAGTCCGGCCCCGGTTTCTGTCAAGCCTGATTTCAACCGCCCTGCGCGAGCCGGATCTCCTTTGCCGCGGCCGCCTTCACCAGCCGGTTATATTCCGCCTGCGCGGCCACATCACCGCTCGCCACCTTGGCGCGCCACCCCGCATCCTTCATCTTCGCTTCAAGCACCGCGTCGGGATCGCCGCCGCCATAGCCGCCACCGTCGCCACCATCGACGCGCAACGCCTCGCCGGCCTTGTCCGCCAGCCCCAGCATGAACCGCGCGGCCGGCCCGGTGCCGAGGCGCTTGACCAGATCCTCCGCCACATCCTGCGCCTTGTCGCCGGTCAGCTGGCGGAACAGCTGCTGCATTTGCGGCGCGCGCTGATCGTAATCGGGGTACTCCGCCTTGAGCGCCGCCAGCCCGGCTTCGTCCGCAGCCGCTGCGGCCGAGATCGCGTCGCTGGTCTGCGCGTTGAAGAACTCGGCGATGCCCTTCGCCTGGGAGACATTCAGCCCCAGCTTGTGCGCGATCGGGCGGAACGCGGCGGCGAGATCGGTATCGCCTTCCACGCCCTCCAAACCGGGGATCTCATACTTCGCGGCATCGGCCGGGCGGCCGAGCGCGTCATACACCTTGCCCCAGTCATCTTCGCTCGCCCCCTCGCCGGGGATGACGAACTTCGATTTCGCCACCTTGTGCGCCTCAAGATGCGCCCGCGCGAGCGCAGGCACGTCCGCAAAGCGGCTCAGCGTCGCGTCGCCGCGCATCTCTTCCGGCAGCGCACCCATCCATTCCGGAGCAACGCCACCACCGCCGCCGCCACCGCCACCGCCACCGCCGGCGCCGCCTTCGCCGCCGCCTTCACCACCGGCGCCACCCCCGTCGACTTCACTCATCGTCTTCCTCCCTCAGTTCACGTGTGAGAGCGGCCAGCCGGCGCTGATCGAGCCGGAGACCGCCGAGAATGTGCAGATAAACTTCGCGCCGCCCTGCCATGCGGGCATGCTCATAGGGATCGGCCCGGAACGACGTCACATCGCCCCCGCAGGCGTGCGCCAGTTCGTCGAGGAACCGCACCGCGTCTTCCGTCAACTCGCCGTCGGCGCCGACGAACAGCCGCTGATACACCCGATGCCGGCGGAACAGCGCCGCGATCCGCGCGCGCACCTGCGAAACGCGCGTGCGCGCCGCCCGCACGATCGCCGCCGCTTCCTCATCAAGCCGCATTGACCGCCTCCGCCTGGCTGAGATCGTTCGCCACCTTCGACACGATCGGCGCCGCGGTCAGCAGGCGTTCCGCCGCGGCCGCATCGGCCTGTGCCTGCTCGGCGGCCGCCTTTTCTTCGTCGGTCGCCTCCCAGCTCGCCGGCACCGAATGGATGTAGCCGAGGCCACGCACCAGCTTTTCGAACGGATAGATGCTCAGGAACTGGTCCAGCATCTCCGGCCGCGCACTGATGATCGGCGTCACCCCTTCCAGCAGGCGATAGAAGCCGCCGGCGGACTGCGCTTTCTGGACGCGCGCCAGCGGATTGTCATAGCCGAGCTGGTAGAGCCCGCCGGCCTCGACGACTTCCGGCGGCATGTCGTCGAGCAGCCCCATTTCCCACATCAGGTCGATCTCGCGATCGGTCTGCGGGTTGAGCCATTCGGTTTCCTGCCGGCCGAGCGGCGCCAGCAGCACGCCCGTCTCCGCCTTGCGCTCCATGATGTCGACTGCGGTCACATGGCTCTTGAGCTCCTGATTGACCAGATACAGGTCATTCCAGAACGCGCGGTCGACCAGCGCCGCGGTGCGCTCCTGCAGCTGCAGCGCGTCGTTCAGGTCGGCGCCGTCGAACATCGCGCGCACCATCTGGTTGCCGCGATCGTCGAGGCCGCCATAGGTCACCCCGTTGGGCGTGAGCTGGATCCCGTAATCCAGCATGTCGTCGCCGGCGAGCAACGGCGGCCGCGCCTTGAACTCGATCGCCGTCACCAGGTCGCGCATCATCCGCTGCAGCGCCTTGACCGCGGGCAGCACCGTCATCGCCGGCGATCGGCCCCACGTCTCGCGCGGGCTCTTTTCGAAGCGGCTGACGATCAGCGGCATCGTGCGATAGCCACCCACGCTGAACAGCTCGCGCGAATTGAGCTCGACATAGCAGCTCGCGATCGGCTTGCCCCGCCAGTCGATATGCCCCGGTTCATGCCTGCTGTTCGGCTCGATCACGTGCAGATAGGTGATCTTGTCTTCCGACCGCCGGATATCGGTCGCCATTTCCTTCGCCTTTTCGGGCGCCGCCGCACCCCAGCGCTGGATGGACTGGCGCGCCGTCAGCTCGAATTTGCGGTGGACCGTGTCCACGCGGCCCCACGCATCCTCCATGATGTAGAGCTGGCCGATATGCTCGCTGCGATAGAAGATCCCCATCGGCCGGCCCTGCCGGTCGCGGCGCAGCTCCGGCCACATCCCCTGCGTCCCGAACGCCAGAAGGCTCGCGATGCTTTCATGCGCCTGCGTATCGAAGCCGGATTGCGGCGCGCTCCGCAGCGCGAACAGCTGCGACGTCTTGCGCTCATACCATTCGCGCACCCGCTGGGTTTTCAGCAGCGCGTCGTCGCGCGGTTCCAGCGTCTGCCAGCGCTGCCCGCGCGGGATGACATAGGCTTCGAAGGTCGCGATGCCGCGATCGAGCGCGAGGATGGCGCGTTCGTCGTAGATCCGGCGCATCCGCGCCAGCCCCTCCGTCCAGCCATTGCCCAGAAACTCGCTTTGCCGCGGGAGGACATGCTCGGCGATGTCGTTCCACATCGTTTCGAAATTGGTGCGCGACAGCTCCATCACGCCCTGGCGGTGAAGGATCGCATCGACATCGTGCAGCATCGTATCGGCTCCGTTGCCCCTCCGCGCCGGGCGCGCGCGAAGGGGGAGAGGGGGGGTCAGAACGCCAGGCTACCGGACGGGAATTCGGCTTCCGCGCCGCCACCGGCCGGCAAGGGGGCCGAAAGCTCGACCTTGGCGACGATGCGGCCCGAAGGATGCCCCAGCCACACGCCGAGGATCCTGTGGTGCGCCCCGTCGCGGCGCAGCGTCAGCGCCCGCATGTAGACCGCACGGCCGCTCTGCACCGCCCAGTCCGCCGGCGAGGTCTCGATCGCCGGCAGTTCGTCGATCGGGCCGCTCGCATCCGCCAGCACGATGAACATCGGCCCGTCACGCGTCATGTCGATCGCGCGCTGGCTGTCCGTCCGGTTGTCCCAATCGGGCTTTCCGGTCAGGTCCGGTTCCGGCACCGGCTGTTCGGCGGCGCCGACGTCGATCGCCGGCCCCGGCTCGGTCGCATCCAGCGTCTGCGGCTTGGCATTTTCGACATCGTCGCCGACGCCACGCACCGGCTGCGCCTGGTCGGGCACCGGATCGTCCAGCCCGGCCGTCTCGCCATCCTCAAGCCGTTCCTCACCGCCCTGATCGCCGCCCTGATCGTTGCTGGTCTGATCGCCTTCGTCGCCTTCGCCACCGTCATCGTTGGTCTCGCCGCCCTCGATGTCGTCGAGCTCCGCCGCGATCGCTTCCAGCGCGCCCTTGCGGGCACCGTCGCCCTTAGCTTCCTCGAGCCTCAGCAGCTGCTCGAGCTGTTCCTTCGACAGGTCGTTGAGCTCCGCCTTGAAGTCGTCGAGCTTCATCGCGGAAATTTCGTCAATCGCTTTCGTCATCGTCAGTCTCCCAATGTGCCGGATCACTCGCCCAGCAAGACTTTCGCACCCGGCGTCACCGCTTCCGCGCCGCCACCGGTCAGCTCATTCGCCCCCGCACCCCTGCGGCGGCGCAACGCATCCTCGCGCCGCGCCGCTTCCGTTGCCGCATTCCGCGTCACCACCGGCGGCGGCGCGGCCACCTTCGGCTTTTTCGCGATCCCGGTGACCAATCCCGCCAGCGGCGAAACCAGCCATTTGACTGCACCACCCATTACGCAGCACCTCCTGAGAAATAATCGTTTCCGAAGTTGACACGGGCGCGCCGGTTTTGTCCGCGGCGGCGCCGGTCTTTCCCATTGACCTCGCGCACCGCATCGCCATCAGCCAGCGCGAGATACTGCAGCGCGTCCTGACTATGACTGAACATATTCTTTGAAGGTTCGTTCGCGAACCGGCCTGTGCCGTCGCCGATCGCCACCCGCTGGTAATGATACCCGCCGAGGAAGCCGCGACGCAGGATCTTGCAATCCGCGCTCATCAGGAACCCGTCATGGCGCAGCATGGGCTGGCGGACGACTTCCAGCCGGGTGTGAAGCCGGTTCGTCCGCGCCGGCCGGATGCGATAGCCGATGATGCCGGCCACGATCTCCATCCAGCTCTTTTCGTTGCCGCTGTTGTCGGTGCCGTCCTTCGCCGAGGGGTCGCACCAGAACTCGATCAGCACGTTGCGATCGAATTCATCGTCGATCAGCCGCGGCCCGCCATTGTGGCCGCGCAGATCGCCCTCGCCGGGGCGATAATGGTGCGGGAACTTGTCGACCAGCCAAGCGCGCAGCGCCTGGCCGAAGCGGGTGGCGCCGGCCTTGCCCAGCGTCTCGCCTTCCTCCGCGAACACCGCGAGCTCGCCCAGCACGCGCAGATCGCCCAGCGAGGTACGCTGCCCGGCGACGGCCGCCGGCGTCAGCCCGCCGTCCAGGCCGATCACCAGCGTCCGCGACCGGTCGGCCTGCAGGGGTTCCGTGGCGACGTGGCGCGCGAAGTCGAATTCCGGATAGACCGGCTGGCCGATCACTACCGGCGCAAACTGGTTTTTCAGCATGCGGTTGATGTAGTTTTTCGACTTGTTGACTGCGATTTGCCGCTCGTAATAGCCTAGCGGCAGGTTTGCCAAATTCTCGGCGTTCGGATTGACCGAATTGTCATCGAGAATGGCGCGCGGCTGCTGATAGAATTCGATCAGCGGTTGACCTTGCAGCACCGGCGACAGTGCTTTCGCCACGCCATCGTCAAGTTCATTGTCGATGAACAGCTTGTACGTGTAATTGTCGATGTCGGGCGCGTTGAAATCCATGATGATTTGGGGATCGACCACCAGTTTCGGATCGAGATCCGAGAAACGGCCGACGCGACCGCTCAGATACTCCCAAACGCCCTGCGCCAGCGTGTCCGCCTCGTTGATCCACGCCGCGTTGATCTCCCAGCCGCGCAACGCCTGCTCGACCGACTTGTCACCGATCGCACGAAACTCCGCTTCGAGATCCAGCACGTCGATCGCGCGGCCGTTTTCGTCCTTCCGCAGCACGATTTGCACCTTGTGGCTGCGCGGCGCGTCGCCGGTGAACTTGCCGATATGCTTCGGCACCAGCCGGAACCACGACGGCAGCACGTTTTCATCGATATTGGGGTAGGTATCGCGGATCACGCCCACCTTGGCCTTGCGCCAGGTGACGCCCTGCCGATCGACGCGGCCCTTCTGCATCGCGCCGATCCGCAGCAGCTTCTGGCAGCACGTCAGCGTCTTTCCCGACCCGACCGGCCCCATGATCCCGCACACGAACGCCCGCGACTGGAGAAACCGCGCGGCCACCGGCCCGACCGGCTGCAGCCGGGTGACACCAAAGGGGGCGCTCACGCCGCGACCCCCAGCGTGCGCGCCAGCGCCAGCGCGTGGCTTTCCTCGATTTTCCTACGGATAACGTGCGCACACGCATCCCGATCGAGGCCGTTGTTGCGAGACCAGTGATGGGGCATGCCGAGGCATTCGATCAGATCTGCCTGCGTGAGTTCGACAGGGCCGCAGTTCGCCTCGATATACTTGGCGATCAGATCGGTGCGCTGGCGTAGCGGCGAGCTCACTTGCCACCCCGCTTGACAGCGCCCGCGCCCGGGCGCAGCGTCTCGCCCGACGAAGCCCGGCTGCCCGCCACCGCTCCGAGATAATTCCCGTGCCCGCCCGCCGCGATTGCGTTCCGGGCGCTCCCCGGTTCAACCCGCGCCCGTGCCCGCTTGGCAGACCCCGAATTTTCCGGCTCCGCTGCCAGCAGGGCGATCCGTAGGAATTTCTGGCTGCGACGTGCGCAGGGGCCGGATGGGCAGGCGGCGCCCCCAAGGGGGGCGGCACCCCCCCGGCGGCCACCGCCAGCGGCGCGGCACGGCCGGCGATCGGCGCACAGCCTCGAAAGCTGACGACGGAGCGCCGAAAAGCGAGGCATATCAACGCTTTGCGCGATCCATTCCGACGATGTCATTCCGACGCCTCCCGATCGCCATGCGTAAGTGACTGATTTTCCTCGAAATCCGGTTGGAGCGGATCGACATCGACGAATTCGGCCTCGACCAGCCCGGCGATCTCCTGCGCGGTGTGTGTCAGCCCCTCGATCGCCAGCGTCAGATCGCCCTTGACGCTCAGATCGACGGCGACGGGCATCTTGCCCTCCATGTACGGCGCGAGCTCGGCGGCCGCCGACTTGATCACCGCCAGCGCCTCGATCGGCTTGCACCCCAGCTGCGCCGCCAGGACGTCGGCAGGCGTCGACTGGATCGCCGCCAGCGTTTCCAGCGGGTGCGTGTAGCGGCTGGCGAGGTAATCCCGCCAGGCGCCCGTCGCCCTGTTCTTCGCACCCCGCGGCCGACCACGGCCCCGCGGCAGCGCATCGACTTCCGCCTTGGTCGGCGCCCGATCGGCGGGCAGCAGCGCCAGCTGCTCCGCATCGGCGCCCCGCACCGGCAGCGACCCGGCCTGCTCGACGGCATCGGCCACCGCCGACGCGATGCCAGCGTCACGCGCAGCCATATCCACCCCCTATTTTATTCTTTTTCAGAGGCTTAGCGGCGCGCGGGGCGATCGCGGCGAAGAAAGTTCCCACGGTTCCCAACCAAAAGCGGGCTTGGGAACCGCGTTGGGAACGATTTTTTCGGCCTATCTCAACAAGATAGGTAAATAGTTCCCAAGTTCCCAATAAATAGACATGACCCCAGACGCGCGTGCACGCGCATGCGCGCATATCATCATGCGCGCGCGAGGCTTGGGAACTTGGGAACTTTCGTGTCAAGTGATTGAAAATGCGAGGGAATAAAGTTCCCAATCGCGGTTCCCACGAAAGTTCCCAATTCCAGTTGGGAACTTTCCCCCGCGCCCGATCGCAGACCGACAGCGGCCCGCCGGCCACTGCATTGACGTCATACGGGAACGGGCGCGGGAGCGCAAAAAAAATTGCGCGGCGGGCGCGGGTGCGGGCGCTTCGCGCTAGGTCGAGCCTTCGCGCGGCGATGGACGATAAGGAGTGCCCGCGCACCGGTTTGATTGACCTCCGGCCAATCAAACCTGCGGGCACGCGTTGGCCTGACGGCGGCCGGCAGCACGCGCAGGGGCATAAATAAAAATCTTGATGTGTGGATTGACAACCAGAATAGGGCCGCTTTATAGGAACTGCAACGGCGCTGGAATTGTCCGCGCCAAGGGTCAGAAAGGACCGCAAATGCCCACCATCGATCGCTCCGCAACCGCCAAAGCCATGGCCAAGGCAATTGCTTTCAAGGCCGTTGGCAAGGACGCCGAGGCGGAGAAATGGGCGCGGGAGCTCGTCCGCCTGCTGCAGTGCGCGAACATCCTGCGATAAGTTTTTCTCATCACGAACGGCGCCGGCACGGGCCGCGCCATGGGTCAGAAAGGACCGATCATGAAGACCACCGATCTCTATCAGACCATCACCGACACCATCGTTGCGGCGATCGAGGCGGGCACCAAGCCCTGGGCGTGCGACTGGACGCGCAGCGGCGTCCAGTCGATGGATCCGCGGCGCCACAACGGCGAGCGCTATCGCGGCATCAACGTGCTGCTGCTGACCATGTCGGCGCAGATCAACGGCTATGCCGGCGGCACTTGGATGACCTACCGGCAGGCGCAGGATCTCGGCGGGCAGGTGCGCCGCGGCGAAAAGGCGACCCCCATCGTCTATTTCAAGATGTTGGAGCGGGAACGCACGAACACGCGCACCGGCGAGACGGAGGATTACTTGATCCCCATGCTCAAGAGCTACAGCGTGTTCAACGTCGACCAGATCGACGGCCTTCCCGAACGCTTCTATCCGGCGCCGGTCGCGCTCATCACCGGCAAGGAGCGCGACACCGTCGCCGAGGCGGCCATCCGCTCTAGCGGCGCCAGCATCCGCGAAGACGGCGGCGACCGCGCTTTCTACCGCCCCTCGACGGACAGCATCCACCTGCCGGCCTTCGATCGCTTCCACACCGTCGGCGGCTATCTCGCGACCATGGCGCACGAAGTCATCCACTGGACGGGCGCAAAGACCCGCCTCGATCGGCGCGGCGGCGAGACGTTCGGCGATAAGGCATACGCCTTCGAGGAATTGGTCGCGGAGATCGGCGCCGCCTTCATCTGCGGCCGCCTTGGCATCGCCGGCGAGCATCTGGACAACCACGCCGCCTATCTCGGCAGCTGGGTCAAGATCCTGCGCGGCGACAAGCGTGCAATCTTCAAGGCCGCGTCGCTGGCGCAGGCTGCGGCCGATCTGGCGCTCGCCGGCGCCGACGAGATCGCCGCCGAGGCCGCCGCGCATGAGGCGCCGTTGCGGATGGTGCTCGCCGCCTAACCGGCGGGCACGGGGAGCGATGGACATCATCCATCCTCCCCGTCATTCGTTGCGAACGCCGCGTAGGGCACCAGCACAGACCATTCGGCCCGCGCGCCGATCTTCACTTTCTGCCGACGATGCGCCCCCGGAATGCGCGCCAGCGCCTGAGACCACACCCCCTTGGACCAGCGCGTTTCACGCAGCAGCAGATCCAGCCCTTGGTGCGAATTGGCCACCGCCACGAACAGCGCCAGGCCCTTGTCATTGTCGGGCTTGGGCGGCCCGCCGCCGCGATAGCGCTTGACGCAGGCTTTCCCATCCTCGCCGACCTCGCGCAGTGCCGTCACCAGCACCATGCCGTGCATCTGCAGGCGCCGCTGCACCTTGTCGACGTCGGCGCCGGCATCGCCCATCAGGCTCGGCAGGCCGGCCGCCAGCGCGCGGTTGATCCACATCGCCACCGTTTCCGGTTCCTCGCCGCCGCGCCCCTGCGCGACGCTGGTCGCGATGCGCCGGGCCGCCTGTTCGCCTTCGCCCTCATCCTCCGCCTTTTCGGCCAGGTGGCGCGCGTCGAGCCCTTCCGCGATCGTCCGGATATGTTCGTTGTCGCCCGCGTCGTACAGCAGCAGATCCGCGCAGGCGAGCAAGGTGCCGAACTGATCCTGCATGCGCGGATCGTGGCCGACGTCGGCGAGCTCGGCGCGATACGCCTGCAGCACCAGGTCGAGCCGGTGCCACTCATCAACCATGCGCCGGCGGATCATTCCGCCCCACGCTGTGAGCTCTTTGGCGTCGATGTCGGGCACGGCCGCGTTTTCGGGGATCGGCTGCAGCTCAAGGATGGCCATGCGGCTGCGATCGGCGGAATTGAGCGGCGGGATGAGGATCGATGAAAACAGGAAACTCGATCGCATCGTGAAATCATGTGCGACGTGATCGGATCCGCCGCGGCCCATCTTGGCGCCACTGGCGGCGAGGCGCGCCAGCTTGATGATCGATTGCGCGCGGCGATCGTCGCCTTCCGCCTCGAGCTCATCCAGCGCGATCGGCAGCGTCCGCATTTTCAGCGTCTGCCGCACCCATGCCTCTGTCACATCGGCCGCCTGCAGCAGGCCGTTGGTGCCCATCACCAGCTCGACGACTTTCTGCAGCGTCGATTTGCCGGTGCCGCGGCCGCCGGTCACCCACACCGCCGGCCGCCATTCCAGCGCACCGCAGACCGATGCGGCCGCGATCCATCCCAGCATCAGCAGCGCGTCAAGCGTGCCGCGTTCCCAATGCCAGGTGCGGATGAGCCCCAGCAGATCCTCACCCACCCTGGTTGTCACCGGATCGTACCACGGGCGCGGGGTGCGCGGCGCTGCCGGATAGATCATGTCGCCCAGCACGCCAGGCTGACCCCATTGCTCGCCGGCCGGCTGGTCGCCCCGCCACACCGCGTCGCCACAGTGCAGCACCAGCGAACCATCGTCCGCGCGGTGCGCGCCGGCGCCGCGCACCTTGCCCTCCGGTGTCCACAGCCCGATGTCGGCGCAGGATTTCCGCAGCGCGCGCGCGGCCTGTTCGGGCCGCCAGCCTGTAATCGGAAAGTTGCCGTCTTTGTCCGGCTTTCCCCAACGCGGCCAGATCCGGTCGACCAGATCGACGCGACGGCCGAACAACCCCTCGATATTGCCCTTTTCCAGTTCCTTACTCTTGAGCGAGCGGATCTGTTTCAGCTCATCAAGGAAATAATACATGCCATCGAACGTGCCGAGCGGATCGATCGGGATTTCGATCGGCAGCCCGTCACGCTGCCGGCTGTTCGGCCCGTGATACTCCGGATCCTCGATCGACCAGCTGCGCCGGTTGCGTTCGGGCACGGGTTCGGGGCCAGGCCGCGCAGCGGCCGCGCCATTGATCGGCACCACCTTGGCGCCGTCGATCAGCGCGCCCAGCTTGTCGAGCCCGCCTTTGCGATTGCCCCCCCGGCTGGCCACTTATGCCGCCTCCATCCGGATCAGATCGTTCGGATCCTTCACGCCTTCCGGCATCTCGACCACCGCCACCGTCACACCCCTCGCTTGCTGCGCCTCGATCGCCAGCCGCAGCTGTTCGGCCGCCGGCGATCCGGGCGGATCATTCTGTTTCAGGATCACCAGCCGCCCCGTCGTGCGCGGCGGGATGATGATGTTCGCGATGTTGCTCAGGCTCACCGCCGCCAGCACGCGCAGCTCCGGCCGCGCGCACGCGGCCGAAAGCGCATCCTCGATCCCTTCGGACATGAAGATATCCACGTCGCCCGGCAGGTCGCGCAGCGTCACGCGGTGCGCGCCCTTCCACACGGGAATATAGCCGCCGACGTCGCGATAGACCCCCAGCGTCGATTTCGGATCGGGCATGTCCGCCTTGCCCCAGCTGCCATCCGCCCGCTGCGCCAGCCAGGTGCGATGCGTCGCCACCTGCCGGCCTTCCTGCTCGCCGGCGCTGGAAAGGATCCGCGCGATCATCGCCGGCAGCCGCGGCGCCTCTTGCCCTTCCATGGCCAGCTGCCCGCACGGCACCGCCGGATGCCATTTCAGCGCACCCGGCGCATATTGCTGCCCGCGCACTTCCAGACAGCTCAGGTCGATGCCGCGCCCGGTCAGGTACTGCTCAACCGGCGTGTCGACGATCGACGTCGCCCGCCGATCGGTGAACAGCGCCAGCGCCGCCCGGCGCCGCTTCTCCGCCTGTTTCGCCGCGTCGATCCGCGTCCGCGCGGCCGCGCGCTGCACTTCCGCGCGCCGCGTCGCCAGCCGGTCAGGATCCAGATTGTCCATGCCGAGATAGGATCGCGCCCACGCGATCGCGCTCCGCTTGTCGCCGCCGAACCGCACCAGCGCGACCAGGTCGAGCATGTCGCCCTTGCCCTGCGCCATGCCCGGGTTGAAATCATGCCAGTGGCCCGGGTTGCCGCCGCTCACATTGACGACCAGCGACTGCCCCTTGCTGTCAGCCAGATCGCCGGTGCGCCAGTGGATCCCAGATCGATGCCCGTTCGGGAAAAGGTACGGCGCCAGGCTGGGCGCCATCGCGTTCAGCAGCCCCGCGATCGTCTGGATCTCTTCCAGTCGCCGGCGCCGCTCCGCTTCGTCGCGGATCCTCGACATCGCTACGCCCCAAGGTTGGAGGCGGCCGATACGCTGGCCGCCTCCGCCCCGGTGCGACCCGTGGGGCTAACCGATGATGGGAATGCGCGTGTCACCGCCCGCGCTCACCCGGCAGGGGAAGCGGCTGCGTGCGCGTCGCGCCGGTCACGAAATTTGATCCAGAATGGGAGCATTCTCCCAAGTGGCAGATTTCGTTAACGATTTGCGCAGGAAGCTCAGACCCTTGTGCCTGCAATCGGAGGGGAAACGATGCCGAAACGCACCTGGTTCGTAGAGAGCGCGCCAACGGTAGCGCTGGCCGATGACGGACTGGTCAACGTCCGCCTGCGCGATGGTCGAGACGTCCGCATGACGTCCAACACCGCGCTGGAATATGCCCGCCGACTGTTCGCGGCGGTGGCCGATGCCGAGGACGCCGAGGACGACGGGCCGCCGCCGCCGCCGAGGCGACCGCATTTGCAGCTGGTCTGCGGCGCATGCCCGCGCGGCGACCATTAGGCCGCCTCCGCCAGAGGATCCGGCAGCTGCGGAAGCCCATCAGGTGGCGCGTCGCCCATTTCATAGAAATCGTTCGGCGCCACCTGATGACGGCTCAGCCAGAAGATCCGCCGCATCGTTTCCGCTTCCGGAATGCGATCACCCGTCTCGTACCGGCTCACCGTGGCGATGACGACGCCGAGCAGATCTGCCAGCTCTTGCTGCGTCAGCCCTTCGCCTCTCCGCCAATCGGCCAATTTCACGCTGGCGCACTCCACATTGCCGCCGAGATTTCCATTATGGATATTTCAGATCGGCGTGCTATGGCAATACGCCAATATGGGAAGTTGCCAGATCGTCTATATTCGGCCGGTGACGAAAGCGTTGCCTGCACCGAACCGGATCAAGGAGATCCGTGAAGCCTTGGGGATGACCCAGGTCGAATTGGCGCGCCGTGCGAACGTCACCCCGTCCGCGCTCAATAAGGTCGAGCTCGGCACGCGCGGCCTGGATCAGGACTGGATGCGCAGGCTCGCGCCGCTTCTCGGCGTCGCACCTGCCGAGCTGTTGCCCGATCGCGACAATCCCCACCGCCTCACCACCGAGGAACGGGAAATCGTCGAGCGATATCGCGCTGCCCAGCGCGAAGAGCAGCAGACCTTCCGCAAGGTTGCCGATGCCATGCTTCCAGACAGAGCGCAGAGGCTGGACAACGCGGCTTGACCCCCGGCGACCGGGCGCGCGAGATCGTCGCGAAGCTTGGTTGGCCGATCCCGTTTTTGCTCATCAATTTCTGCATTCTTCTAGCCGGCATCGCTGAGCTGTTGCCGCGTGCGGCCTTTGCCCTGTTTGCAGCCCTCTACGGCCACGGCGCCGCCTATGTCCTCGATCCCACTAGCTGGATCGCGGCTGCAGCATGCATGGCCTTTCGCCGCTGGTGGGTGGATGTTGCCATTGCTTTCGCGGTCTCAGCCTTCCTGACCAGCCTCGCGGATGGCGCGTTCGCACTACCGATCGCAGTCGTGATCGCCGCCCGGATGATATCCATCTTGGCTGTTGCTGCGCTGCCGGTGGCGGTAGCAAATGCGTTTGCCCGAAAGCCAATCGGGCAGTGATTGCCAGAATGGAAATTTTGTAGCTTGACGAATTAGCCATTTTGGAAATAGCAAGGCCCCCGTTCACACGAACGGAGGCCCCATGCCACACATCCACCCACGTTTTGCGGAGCGCCGGCGCGAGCTGGGCAGCCTCCGTCTCGAACGGCACGCCGAGGAATATCGGCTGCACGACATTCAGCGGCTGCTGCGCCGCGAGGATCTGAACGTCGCCGGCGCGATCTCGCTGATCCGCCGCCTCACCGAACATGACGGCTTCCCGCCGCCGATCAGCGTCCACATGCGCGGCGAGCGCCGCCTTCGCGGCCCCGAGGCCGTCCAGCGCGGCGCGATCTGGAGCAAGCCGGCAGTCGATGCCTGGCGTGCCGACGGCGACGAAACCCCGCCGCCGATCGCCGGCGCCGTCGAGGCCGCCAACCTCGCCGCCCACGGGTCCGCGCTCGACGAGCGCGCCCGCCTCCTGTTCGGAGGCGCGCGGGCATGAGCAAGCTGCCGCCCTTTCCTGAGTTAAAGCGCGCGCGCGTGGAAAATCGGCAGGCCGGCGCGCCCGTCATCCACTTCTGCGATCGCCCCAAACGCCCCGATCGCATCGCCCACCTTCAGCCGGTTGGCGACGTTGTTCTCAGCGAGGCGGAGCTCACCAGCCAGGCCATCTTTCGGGACGCTTCCGGAAAGGTCGAGGTCGCGTTGATCCTCGCAAACCGCGCGGACCCGGGCGACGCGGCCGGGCGCGGGTTCGTCTACTTTTTCTCGCCGGCAGAAGCCCGCCGCCTCGCAGATAGCGTCATGCGTGCGGCCGACGATGCCGAGCGGCGGACGAACTGACGATGCCCCGCGCATCCGACATCCAGATTGAAGAGGCCGCGCGCCGCCATGGCGTGTCGGTGATGATCGCCAGCTTCGGCGACGTTCACACCGTCACCTATGGCGGCCGCGATCTCTCGCTGCCCTTCACCGATCGCGGCAAGGCCGAAGGCTGGGCACGCGATTGGCTGAAATTCGCACGTCGCCGGCGATGACCGGCGATCGGCACTCGCTCCCGTCGCTGGCGGAGGCGCTGTGCCTCGCCGCGATGATCCTCATCGGCGCCGGCATCGGCGCCCTGATCGCGGTGATCCCATGATCGTCAACGAATTCGAAAACGCGCGGTCGCCCTCGACCAAGCCACCGCGCGTCGCTCCCTCCGCCAGCACGACCCCCCAACCCTTGGCGGAGGGAGCACCCTTCTGGTTACCGCTCGGCATCTTCGGCGGCCCGCTCGCCTGGGTGGCGATCGCCATCGCGGTCAGGCCGCTCCTGCCATGAGCGCGGAGAACCAACGCTCCGCCGCCGCCCGCAACCGGCAGCCATGGACCACCACCGAAGAGGCCACGCTGCGCGCGACCTATCGCCACGGGGTGGACCACGCCATGGCCGCGCTCCCGCACCGCACCCGCATGGCGATCTACATGCGCGCCAAGCTTCTCGGCCTGGCCGAACAGCGCGAGATGTGGACCGGCAGGGAGGTCGCGATCATCCGTCGCGTCTATCCGACGCAGGGATCCCGGGCGGTGCAGGCGCTGCTGCCGCACCGCTCGATCGAGAAAATTCAACACGTCGCCCGGCGCGTCGGCATCCGCCGCGAAGGCCGCCGCTGGACGTGGCGCACAAAGGCCGAAGCCCTATGATCCGCAATCCAGAAAACACGCTGGCGATCGTCAGTTGCCGCCCCGTCGCCGTCTACAGCAATAACGATGTCGCGCGCGTGATCGAAGGCCGAGGCCTCTCGACGATCGTCGCGGAGCGTATCGCCCAGATCAACGATCGCGGTTTCGACCTGGCGCACGACCAGCTCCGCCACCCGATCGACCTGGTACGCTACATGCGCACCTTCCTCGATCTCGCCGAGACCGCGCTCGCCGCCGAGCTCGGCGCCGTCGACCGCCTCACCGCGGATCCGGCGCCGCTCTACACGGACCTGCTCGACGAACAGGATCCGCGCACCTGCATCGTCAAGGCCGCCGCGCTCGCTTGGGCGCTGCTCGACCGGCTCGACTTCGCGCCGGCAGGGGAGGCGAGCCATGGTTGATCCGATCGAGAAAAAGCACCGTTCTTTGATGAACGGGGTCGCAAGCGCGCTCGACCACGCCTTCAACCCGGACGGCAAGAGCAGCGTCGTCTTCACCCTCTTCATCGCCGAAGCCGGCAAGATGGAAGGCGGCCGCGTCAACTACATCAGCAACGGCAGCCGCGATGACATGGTCGCGATGGTTCGCGAATGGCTGAACCGCGTCGACGGCCGCGGCGCGCATGCGCCTTCGACGGCTACGAAGCAGTGAAGCCCTCCTGCACCAGCTGCCGCCACGAGCGCCTGCCGGCGATCAACCATCCCTGCGCCGCCTGCCTGCTGGCCCTGCGCCGCGGCGAGAGCCGCACCCAGTTTCAACCCAGGAGCAACGCCAATGTCTGACGTCGTCGCAGCCGAACAACTGCGCCTGTTCATAGAGCGCATCGAACGGCTGGAAGAAGAGAAGGCCGGCATCGCTGGCGACATCAAGGATGTTTACAGCGAGGCCAAGTCGAACGGCTTCGACACCAAGACGATGCGCTCCATCGTCAGCCTCCGCCGCATGGAGAAGAACGCCCGCGACGAAGCCGAAGCCCTGCTGGAAACCTACAAAGCCGCGCTGGGGCTGGATTGATGCCGGCGCCAGACGACACCGAGCTGCGCCGCCTCGCGCTGCTCGCCGCCAAGCAGGCGATGAAGGCCTGCGCCACCCTCACCGCGATCGCCGCCGAAGGCCCGGACCATCCGGAGCCCTTCGGCCACGAAGAAGTGATCGAGCTGCTGTGCGACGCGGCCAAGATCGCGCTCGCGATGGTCGACACCAGCACGGACGACGAGCGCGGCCAGATCGAGGCCGCGCTCGCTCGCTATCTTGAGGGGTGGGTCGGCTGATGGGCGCTTCGAAACCCACGCTTGGCTATGGCAGCCGCACCGAGGCGGTGCATGGACTGCGCGCGCAGGGGATCCCCACCGCACAGATCGCTCGCGCGATCGGCATTTCCGTCTCGACGGTTTCCGCGTTGGAAGCCGGCAGCAGTCGGCCGCGTCGCATGCCTCGCCCCAGCGAGGAACGCGGACGCACCGTCGTCGTGCCCACCGATATCCTTGATCGTCTGGGCCCGCCCGCCGCCCGACGCGGCATCCACCCCAACAGCCTCGCCCGGCTCATCCTCGAAACCGTCGTCGACGAAAACATGATCGACGCCGTGCTCGACGATGCAGCCGGGCATGAGCCCTTTTGAAGGATTGACCCAATGCCTCGCCCAATCCGCTGGAGCGATGACGATCGATTTTTCGGCCCGTTCACCTACGCCAATGAAAACCGCGGCTCGCGGTCCGAGAGGCGTATCCTCGGCGCCTATCTTGACAGCGGCGACGACGACGAACGTGCCGGCTGTCGACTGCGCATGCACCTGCTCGGTCACACCCTGATCGCCGCCCTGCCACGCCTGTTCGGGCCGGCAAGGCAGTGGGTCGATACATCCCACTATGAATGGTCGAAGAACCCGAACGGCGGCTATTGGGATGTTCATCATCGCAGCTATGGCTTTCTGTTCGTCGCCGGCGCTCTTCATGTCGATTACGGCCCACAGACGCATGACAGCGAAACCGATCGGACGAAGATTTACTTCCTCCCTTGGCGTTCGTGGCGACATGTTCGGCGCAGCTTCTACGGGCTGAAGGGCGAGCATGTCGCCACGATTAAGGATCGGTCCCGCAAAGGGCTGACGGACGCAGAGCGGCGCGCGATCTGGGACGAGAAAGAGCAGATCGAAGCTGCCGCCCCGGTTGCCAGCTTCGCGTTCGACGATTTCGATGGCGAGCGGATCACCGCAACCACCCGCATCGAAGAGCGGGAGTGGCGCCTCGGCGAAGGTAAATTCCGCTGGCTGTCAATCTTCCGGAAGCCGCAGATCCGCCGCTCGCTCGACATACGTTTCTCGGCGGAGACCGGCAGGCGCAAGGGCTCTTGGAAGGGCGGCACGGTCGGTCATAGCATCGAGATGAAGGCCGGCGAACTGCACGAAGCCGCTTTCCGCCGCTACTGCACCGAACATTCGATGACCTTCATCGGCCCCGCCGCATGATCGGCTTCGATTTCCCCATGATGTCGGCGCCGATCGCGCACCCGATCGAGGCCGACCACATCATCCGCCTCTCGCGCCGGCCGCCCTGGTCGATCGACCGCGCCGACATCCTGCGGGAGATCGAAACCGAGCTGGCCCACCGCCACGCCACCTATCCGAAAATGGTCTCAAAGGGCGCGCTGGATCCGAAAGAGGCGCACCGCCTGATCGAGCGCCTGACCGACATCGGCGAGGGCATCCGCGGCCACGCCACCCAACTGCCATGGCGTCAGAAGGTCAACGAGCTCCGCCGTGACATCTTCATGCGCCGGCGCAACTGGCCCCAGCGCATCGCCAATCACCGGCTGATCGAGGACGAAGCCGCCGACCGGATGGCGGCGATCGAGGCCGCCCACCTGTTCTACTGGATCGACGGCGTCGACATCGATGAAGAGGCGAACGGCGCCGAAACCCTCACCTTCGCCAGCCCCGAGGATCCGCACCCGCGCGCCTTCGACCACCTGCGCGCCGCCCGCGCGCACGAAGATGCCGCCCGCGCCGCCGGCGAGATCTGGGCCCGCCCCATCGTCACGATCGACGGCCTGCCGATGCTCGCCGGCCCCGATCACTGGATCAGCCAGGAGGCAGCATGAGCGACGAGTTTGGCCAGATGTTCGATTGGATCCGTCGCCAGCGCCGGCCCGTGCTGGCTTCCGAACTGGCAGACGAATTCGGCTACGGATCCGCGAACGACGCGATCGTTGAGCTGCAGCGCCGCGGCCGGATCCGCGCCACGTTCCCCGAGGCGAAGCCCGGCGACAGCGGCCGCCAGTTCTGGGAAGTCGAATGACCGCCGGCTATCGCCCCTGCCGCACCGGCCTGCACGTGTACGGCGTGCGCGACGACGACGAACAGGGCTTCACCCAATCAAACCTGCCGATGCGCAATCCCACCTGCGCATCGGCGCTTTTTGAGGCGGCACGGGCCGAGCTCGCCTGCAGTGAAAGTGAGCCCCACGACTTCGCGGTCGAGCTCTTCATCGCCGGCGATCATGCGAACGATTTCAGCATCACCCGCCAGATGCTGCCCCGCCTCGAACGCCTTTACCGCGCAACCTTTAGTTGAAGAGGGAGAGTGAAGATGAGTTATGACCAACGAATTATTGATATCGCATCTAAAGCCGCCGAGGGCGCCGCGAGGAATGCTGCTCGATACGGCGTGCCGCCGCAGATGTTGATGGCTGACATCACTTTCGCGATTGCCGACGCGATCGAAAACGGCACGCTCCGACTTGACGACGCCGTACCTCTGACCTTCGCTCAGTTGCGCACTGCGAACATGTCGCGCTGCATGCGCTGGCACCCCCGCGGCATCAACGAATGGTCGCTCAGCGACTGGATGACGGCGCTGGGTGGCGAGGTCGGTGAGGCGATGAACATCGCAAAGAAGCTCAACCGCGACCGCGACAGCATTGTCGGAAACTTCGTCAATGCTGAGGAACTGCGCACGGCGCTGGCGGACGAGCTCGCCGACATCGCGATCTATCTCGACATTCTGGCGGCGAGCGAGAACATCGACCTTGCCGCTGCGATCGTCTCCAAGTTCAACCGCACCAGCGCCAAGGTCAACTTCCCCGAACGGCTCCCCAGGCCGGCGCGGGCCGCCGCCAGCATGGCCGGCACCACGCAGACGGCCGCATCGACCGGGGCGCAGCAGGAACATGGCGCTGTCATGTCGGCGATCGGCCATCCCAACGACAGCGGCGGCGGGCAGGAACACAGCGACATCATGCGCGCCATCGGCCACGGCTGAGGGGAGCGCGCCATCATGACCATGATCGCATGGCTCCCCCCGACCTTCGTCGTCGACCAGCACAGCGCCAACGCCTCCAACAACCCGATCCGCATCGTGATCAAGCGCGGGGTGCCTTGCCCCGCCGCGATCATGATCCAGGAGTATCGGGAATGGTGCTTCAAGGCGCGGTTCTGGATCCCCGCGCTGGCCGCCGGCATCGCCCTGCAGCTTTTGCTGTGGACGATCATCCCGTTCTTCATGGCTGGCCCGGCCGCGCTGCTGATCACCCGCGTCGGCCCGCTCCACCGCCGGCTTGAGATCGATGGCGTCGCCGCCGACATCGAGGTGGCGGTGCGCCACTACGGCGCCGATCGCGACGCCTACACGACAAAAAAGGCTCAGGCCCGCCGCAACTACAGCCAGTTCAAGGGCATGACGCTGGACGCCATCCTGCGCCTGATCGCCAGCCGTCAGAAGGCCGCGGCCATCTACGTCGCCCGCCGCGAAAGCCGCATCGCCTTCTACCGGAGGAAGCTGGGATGAGCAGCCGCACCGATGACATCCTCTCCCGCGCTGTAGCGGAGGCTATAGCGCGGGAAACGGCGAGGATTGCCGACGAAGAGATCGCCGGCATCCAGCAGCGCGTCACCGATCGCGTCCGCCAGTCCATCGGCGGCATCGCCACGCGCGTGCTTGACCACGTAATTTTCGAGCGCGCCGAGCGCGAGCTCGTGATCCGCGTAAAGATCGAGGACAAGAGCAATGGCTGACACCCCGTTCGTGCGCGAAGAGCGCTACATCGTCATCAAGCGCAAGCACCTCGACGACAGTCAGGAAACTGCGGTTCGTGCCCTGCTCACCGAGCAGGGCATAGGCATCGTCGAATGCGCCGTCGTCGAGAGCGACTGGCCGGAATACGAGCCGGTCTGGAAAATGATCGAGGATCGCGTGGCTGGCGTTCTGAAATCCTGCCCGTTTTGCGACAGCGAAGCCGACTACGAACACCTCGAAAACGGACGATGGTCAATCGGCTGCGTAGATCCCGCGGGCAATTGCATGGGTTTTCAGACGCTCCAGACATTCGCCACTCAGGCAGAGGCGCGGAGGGCATGGAACACCCGCGCCAATCCTACCGAGCAAATCTCCGGAGAGCATACGTTCAGCATAAAGATCGCGGACGTATCCGAATGATCGACATCGCCCTGCAGATCATCGCCGGCACCGGCGTGATCCTGCTGGCGATCGCCGGCGTGCTGCTGTGCTGCGTCGCCCTGGTGCCGCTGTTCCGGCTTGCCTTCAAGCTCGACGAGATCTGGAGCCGGCAGCACCGGCTGCACGTCTTCCTCTACGAAGCCAGACACATACTCGGCCCCGCGCTGATCGCCCTTGGCTGGCTTGTCCTCGCATGGGCGATCGGCAGGGGAGTGCTTTCATGACCACCGCTACCGAAGCCGAAGTCGTCGGCCGCCGCATCAACGATATGGCGCAGCACGTCGGCGACCAGTTCCATGAAATTCTCGGCCGTCACATGCTGCTGATGCCCAGCGGCCACGAAGCCATCATGGTCGGCGTTTCCGCTTGCGCCAACCTGCTCTGCGAGGTGGCCGCCTTCGGGTATCGCGAGGCCATCGACAACGGGCAGAACGCGACCGAGATCTGGAAGGCCATCTTCCAGATATTCGAGGAAACCTTGCCCGACTTCCGCGGCCCCACCGCCGCCGAGCTCGGCATCGTTGAGGGAGTGCAGGGATGACCGAGCAGCCCGAGTATACCCGCGAGCAGCTGCACGACATGATGACGGACGAGCGGTGCGACGCTGCCCGGATGCAACTGCAGCAGGCCCTATTGGCAGAGATCGAGCGGAACATGCTCGACCTGCCGTTCCCCGTCGCGATCGGTGTGTCGGTCGCCGGTCTGGTCGGCCTCGCCTGCTACGCCTACCAGACCATGCCGCCCCGGCTCGGCGCCACCGAGGCCGATCTCCGCCGCGGCCTGCACGAAGCGATCGATGGTATGTGGGAGGAGACCCGCCAGTCGGCCATGGAATTCACCGGCTGGCCCACCGTGTTTTCCGATGCGGCCAATGGAGAGGCAGCGCCGGCATGAGCGGCGAGGGTTGGATCGTCGGCCGCGCTGACGACGGCATCTACGTTGAAGAAGGTGTGCCCTTTGTGGTCGGCGGGATCAGCAGCGGCGAACAGCATTTCAGCACCGAACTGGAAGCGTTGCGCTACGCGTCGATGTGCATTGACGATGATTACGAACGTGTCGTTGCGAACCGGAAGGATATCCGCGCGCGGCTTCGCAAGGCCGAGCGCAGCAAGACAGCCGCGGACCGACGATCCGCACGACATGCCGCTTGACGCCCCCGCTAGGGCCGCTTTATAGGAACTAACGCCGCGCGGTATCGGCCGCGCGAAGGGTCGAAAGGACCGCACATGAACCCAGATGAAAAGCTCGAGGTTTTTTCCAGAGGCGTCGACCTGCTCGGCGGCCAGCGCGCCACCGCAAAGGCGCTGGACGTGACCGATCGCACCATCCGCAAGCTGCTGTCAGGCGAGATGATCGTGCACGACGGTTTCATGAAGGACATGGCCGCCGCGCTCCACACCATGATGGCGGACTGCCGTGACCTGATCGCCAAGATCGACGGGCCGGAGCGGGCCGATGGCTAAGCTCGATATCCAGTATCTCACCGCCAAGAAGACGGCCGCCGGCCCCGCCTATTACTGGCAGCCGTCGCCGGCGCTGCGCAAGGCCGGGTGGAAGCCGCTCGCGCTGGGCCGCGACATCCAGCAGGCGATCAAGGTCGCGATCGATCGCAATCGGCAGGTCGACGCATGGCGCGCCGGCGGCGCCAAGCCCAAGACGGTGGCCAAGCATGTCGAGGCGAAGACCGTCGGCGCGCTGATCACTGCGTTCGAGAAGGCCAAGTTTCGGCCGGCAGGCGAGGGCGGTCTCGCCGACAACACGCAGCGCGAATACAAATCGAAGCTGCGCACGATCGAGGCCTGGGCGGAGGACGGCCGCACCCCGCTGGCCGCGATCGACCGCAAGCGCGTTCGCGTGCTGCGCGACGCGCTGTTGACCCCGATCGCCGAAGGTCCGCGCAAGGGCGAGGTCCGCCACCATGGCGCGCACGCCACGCTCCGCGTGCTGCGCACCCTGCTGCAGTTCGGCGTCGACGAGGGTTGGATCGCGGAAAACCCCGCAATCAATCCGGGCATTTCAACCCCGCCGCCGCGCGACCAGGTGTGGAGCCCCGCCGCGCGCGCCGCGATCGAGGACATCGCCGGCGCGGACGGAGCGCCCAGCCTCGCCCTCACCATCGCGCTCGCGCCGTTCTTCTGCCAGCGCCAGGCGGACATGCTCCATCTGTCGATCGGCCAGTACAAGGAGATACCGGCCTACATGATGGATGCCGACGTCGCCGAGACGCTGGCCCGCATGCACGACGATGGCCGGATCATGGGGATTGAGATCCGCCAGCGGAAGGGCAAGCGCTGGATCGGCGTGCCGATCGTCGGCCCGCTGCGCGACCGCATGGAGGCGGAGATCGCCAAGCGCAAGGCGGAGGGAAAGCTGCAGCTGTTCGTCGACGATCGCGACGGCCGCGCATGGACGCGCAGCAGCGGCCAGACCGCATTCCAGCGCCGCTTCGCCGAAATGCGCGATGCCGCGATCGCGGCCGCGAAGAAGGCGGGCGACACCGCGCTGGCGGCCGAGCTCGACGACCTGCAGTTCCGCGACTACCGCCGCACCGGCGTCGTCATGCTCGGCGAGCTCGGCCTCGCCGATCATCTGATCGCCGCGATCACCGGCCACAGCCTCGACGAGACGAAGAAGATCCTCGAAGTCTACATGCCCCGCACCACCGGCATGGCCGCCCGCGCCATCGCCCTCAGCACCGCACGGGCCCAGCCCAAGACGAAGGAGCAAGCCAATGGCCAATGAGAGCGCCGCTGGGCGTGACGGCTTTATCCTGGCGGCCGGCCGGAAGATCTATCACGTCTACAAGCAGAGTTTCCCGATGGAGTTTTGGTACGGCCTGACGCCAGATGCCAATCGGGAGTTCCATGACCGCCTCATAGATGTCCGCAGTCTGCCGGAAAGGTATCGCAGGGACAGTCACCCGCTGGAGGTGCATTGGACCGCCATCCCTAAGCGCAGCTTGGCCAAAGCTGGACGAGAGCAGCTTGTGGCGCACGCCATGACGTTCGCCGCCGCCATAGTAGATGGGTACGATCTCGACGCGCACATCGATCGCGAGCGTGCGGCAGCCGAGCAGGAGGCGGCACAAAGGCGACAAGAGAAAGCCAGGCAGGAAGCCGCGTGGTTGGCTGCAGGGCTTTGCTGCTGCTGCGGCCAAGTTGAGTGCGATATTCCGTTCTGA